ATGGACTTGGCGATAGATTATGTAATGTGGTTAACTGATAATCAAACAGAGATGTGGGGCGATGCTAAAAGCTCTATAATAAACAAATTCCCTAAAGGGTGGAAGATTGTAGAGAACAAGCCATCTACAATACCTAAAGAGGGTTGGATTGCAGTATTTACAAGTGGTACGTATGCTCAATATGGACATATCGGTATTGTATACAATGGTGGTAATACTACCAGTTTCCAAATTTTAGAACAAAATTGGAATGGTTGGGCAAATAAAAAACCTAGTTTACGATGGGATAACTATTATGGTTTAACACACTTTATTGTTCCACCGGTAGCAAAAGAAATAGAAGAACCTAAGAAAGATGTAAAATCAGCTCCTAAACAGTCAATTAAGAAAAGCAGTAGCATCAAAGTTAACACTAATCATATAAAAGGCTGGACTATGACTAAAAGAGGCCGTAAACCTAAAGCTGTAGTTATTCATAACGATGCTGGTACCATGAACTCAAAACAATACTATAAAAATCTAGTAAACGCTGATTACAATAGATTAGCAAGAGGTATAGCTCACGCATACGCTGATAGAAACGGTATTTGGGAAGCTATATCAGAAGATAGAATTGCTTGGCATGTTTCTGATGGCGTCCAACCGGGTTCAGGTAATTTTGAAACTTATGGAATTGAAGTTAATCAATCATTGTATGTAAGTGATAAAGATTTCCTTAAAAATGAACAAGCAGCTCTTAAATTCGCGGCGCATAAACTTAAAAAGTGGGGGTTACCAGCTAACAGAAATACTGTTCGTTTACACAACGAATTTAGTTATACAGCTTGTCCTCATCGTTCAGCTAAATTGCATACTGGTATTAATCCAAAAAGACAAGCATGGACTAAGGCAACACAACTTAAGTTAAAAGATTACTTTATTAAGCAAATTAGGGCATATATGAAAGGCGATACACCTAAGGTCACTACAGTTAAAAACAAACCTGGTAGTGCTTCTACTCCTGCTAATAGACGAGATATGAACGGTTGGAAAATCAATAAGTATGGAACTTATTACAAATCAGAAGTAGCTCACTTTACGCCAAACACTCCTATTAAAACTCATTATGTCGGACCATTTAGAAGTTGTCCTGTGAGCGGTGTATTACAGCCAGGTCAAACAATAAAATATGACACTGTATGTAAACAAGATGGTCACGTTTGGGTGAGTTATACAGCTTATAATGGTAATGACGTTTGGTTAGCTGTTAGAACATGGAATAAAACAAATGATAGTTTAGGAAAATTGTGGGGTACAATCAATTAATCTGTTATAATACAATTACCACGTCATTATACAAGGGTAGTCACTATGGCTACCCTCTTATAAATTACAATTAATTATGTCTATAATATGAAGATGTTAGATTGATATTAAAAAAACATAGTTTAACACTACATTGGTTACACGGTCTGTGCTATAATTAAATTACATACAATTTAATCTTCTTTTTTACTCCTTTATAATTTTGCTACCACATTCTTTTGAGTGTGGTGGTTTTTTTATTTGCCTATATATAAGTGTTGTGTAACAAGAGGCACGTACCACCCATTACTCTCATATAATATAAGTGTTGTGTAACAAGAGGCACGTACCACCCATTACTCTCATATAATATAAGTGTTGTGTAACAAGAGGCACGGCAATAGTGACATAACACACATTAAAAAATAAAGTGAATTTTCTCGATATTTACAGTGTTTGTGTTGCCATTTTCATTTAATTTTCTAGGTATAAATTGAATATTGATATTTTCAACTGTACTTAATATTAACTTTTCTTTTTCTTCCACAGTTAAATTATTCCAACCTTTAACTATAAAATTACTGATTGATCGTATTTGTTGTTCGCTTATTTCTTTTATCACTTCCGGCTCATCTTCACGTTTAATATCATCTAATAACCGTTGTGTTTCGTCCATAATTGTTTTAAATTCTTCTTCTTCAACATAACCCATTGTATATGCACGTAATAATTTAGTGCGTTGTTCTTTTATCTTTTTTTCATCGTTTTCTATGTCATTTGTTTGTTGTTGTGGTTTATGTACTTCAAATCGACTTAAATCCATTTTATTCAATTCATCAACAAACTTATCTTCGATTTCAGTTTCGTTAAACGATATATTTCTCACTGACTTGTCACGATGACACTTATCGCACATATAACGACGTACACCGTAAGGTTTACCGTTTTTAGGTTTAATAGTACCAGCGTATAAATGTAGTTTACTAGCGCACTGTGGACACTGTATAACACCTCTAAAAATAGCAGGGTGCTTTGTCTTACTTCTATGTGTTCTATTCTCTATAGCGTCGATAACTCTGTAATAATCATCTTCGCTTATTACTGGTTCATGTGTATTTTCTATAAATATATCGCCGTGTTTAGTGTGACCTCTCAATACAGGATTTTTCATTATACGTATAATAGATTGCCTATTCCAATTCTTAATTTTAGGTGGCTTCTTTTTACCGTTTAACAATCTAGCTATCTCACTAGCACTAACACCTTTTTTAAACTTGTCGACAATATAATCAATATACTTCACATGTTCGTTTGGAACCAACTTACCATCGACATTATCATACATAAATGGTTCGATTCTGATATATTTACCACTTTCAACTGCTGCACGACTGCCGAATAATGAGCGTTCGCGTATCGTTTCACGTTCCCACTCTGCCATTGCACCAACGATTGTGATAAATAACTTACCTATAGCAGTAGTCGTATCAAAAACTTCAGTCGCACTTTTAAACGACACATCATGTTTTTCAAAGCGTTCTAACATCTCTAATAAGTCACGTACATTTCTAGTTAATCTATCTAGTTTGTAAACTAACACTAAATCAAATTGATCTAATCTATTAAATAACTGTTGTAAAGCAGGACGTTTTGTAGAACCGCCACTAAATCCACCATCTGTAAACACTTCATATTGTTCCCATTCATTAATTTCACAATAAGATATCAATTTTCGCTTTTGCTCATGAATTGAATGGCCGTTTAAATTTTGTTCTTGCGTACTTACACGTGTGTATATTGCTACCTTCATATTCTCACTCCCTAAAAAAAGGTAAAAAAATAATAAGGGTAGGCGAGCTACCCGTAATATTATTCTGCTGGTGTATTTTGTACTTCTTGTTGTCGTTTAGCCCAACTTTCGTAACTTTCGTTTTTACCTACCCAGATTGGACCACCTACATGAGCGTTTGGATCATTTGCTACTTTTTCACTTGCTTCTTTAGCAGCTTCATAATCACCGCGACCATATCCCATTTGTGACTCATCGTGTGTAGTAGGTTTGTTTTTATTCCATTCATTTATTTGTTCTTGTGTCATATAACCGTTATTATTTTGTGCTTGTTGGTTATTGCTTTGTTGTTGATTATTGTTATTTTGTTGTGTAGCTTGAGCTTGTTTGCCTTGTGTACGTTCGTTATTACCGTTATTATCTTGCGCTTTGCCATTATCGTTTTTAGATGTACTTTGAGATTCATTGCTAGACGTAACATTACTATCTGAATTAGCTTGTTGTTTATCTTTACTAGAGTTATTCTTTGAATCTTTCTTATTATCTGCTTTCTCATCTTTATTCTTTTTAGTGTCATTCGACTTTTTATGTTCGGACTGTTTGTTATCATCTTTATTCGACTTATCCCCTTCTTGTCCACACGCACCTAACACCAATAAACTAGCAAAAATTAAAAATAAAACCTTTTTCATTCTACAATTCTCCTTTATTTGCAATTTGTTTTAATAAATCTATAATTTCATCATTTTGTTTGATTATTTTATCGTTTTGAGCAATTTGTACATATGAAGTGGTTTTCATATCTTTATAGTGCTTAAATTTAGCTTGCTCTTTTTGGCTAAGATGAGTACCTATACCTATAAGATTGTAAATATCGTCGAAGTTATTCGCTTTATTCTGCTGATAAAATGCGTTTGAAGTAACTTTAGTCGGATTATCAATACCTTGCTTTTCGATACCTTTTTCGCGTATTTCAGCCATCTTGTCTTGTCTATCGTAAAAAGCATTGTCCTTACCAATAGCTTTGTTTACTTCTTCTGTTAATCTAGGGTCTTTATTCCTTTGTAATTGTGCCAATTTTTCTTGTTCTTCTGCGCTAAGTGAATCAATTATTTTTTTGTTTTCTTTATTTAATCCTGCTTTAATCAGACCAAGAGCATAACCGTTTTTAAAACCAATATTTTTAGGCATAAACTTCCTCCTTTTTATATTTCTTTATATTTAAAAACCCTCAACGGCTCAAACGTAATAGAGTAATCGCCGTAGTGAGTTCCAATGCCGTGTTTATTTTTGTAATGCTCCAATATTTCCATTACGTGTTTTTCACTTAACTGAACATACTCTGCTAATTCATATAAGTTACTTACACCGTAATGATGTGCCTCCACAATAATACGTAAGGGCAGTGCTGCCTCATATCCGTGACGTCTAGCGTAGTTTTCGAATTTGCGGTTGTTAAATTGCGTTTGGTCTCTAATGTCGCCATAAGTCAGTTTATTATGACTTAACTCTTCTAATAAAATTTCCGCTTTTCGAGTGTCAGAAAGATTCCTTTTTATTAAAATTAAGTCTCCTAACCATACTCCAGGTAAATTATTAGGTACAACATCAGTTTCTCTGACCTCTATGTAATCATGTTCTACTAATAAATCTTCATATAATCCCATCAAAACACCCTTTATTTACGTTTACTTCTTATATAATCAGCATAATCTAATACACGTTGCCATTCGTCATCTGTTAATTCACCCTCAAGATGAGCTGCACGATGTTGTACTTCGGTTTCTGGTTGTTTATTTTTTAGTAATAAACTTTCTGGGGTAACATTCAATGCATTTGCGATTTCAGCTATATCTTCCATAGGTATTTTTCTACTACCATTTTCATATCTTGATAAAGTAGATTTATTAACACCTATTTTAGTTGCAAAATCAGTTAAATTTATATTGTTCTCTTTACGTAGTTGTTTTATTAATTTACCTATTTCTGCTGAAGTTCTCATTTTAAATTTACCTCCGTTTTGTCTATAACAGTATATTATCACTTTTCCATATAGGAAACAACTAGTATTTTAAGAAAATGAAAAAATATTTTTCATGATTATTGTTGACAATTAGGAAACTAGAGTTTAAGATTGAGTTAACTTCAAAAAAGGAGGTGACAAAATGTATGAGTTCAACGTTAAAAGAATGAAGGCTGAACGCATTGCTAAAGGTATTTCTCTTTCGGAGATGGCAGAAAAATTAGAAATGACTCCAGGTACTTATTCAAAAAAAGAAAACGGACATATTAGAATTAACGTTGACGATTTAGCAAAAGTTATCGAAGTATTAGAATTACCACAAGATAAGTGCGGTATTTTTTTTACACATGTAGTTTCCAAAACGTCAACAAAACAACACCAAACAATTTCATAAGGAGGAAACAAAATGCAAGATTTACAAGTATTTAATTTCGAAGAATTACCGGTAAGAAAAATAGAAGTAAACGGAGAACCTTATTTTTTAGGTAAAGATGTAGCGGAAATACTTGGCTATACCAGAACTGATAATGCAATCAGAAACCATGTAGATAATGAAGATAAGCTGACGCACCAACTTAGTGCATCAGGTCAAAAAAGAAATATGGTAATCGTCAATGAGTCGGGTTTATACAGTTTGATTTTTGACGCAGCTAAGCAAAGTAAAAATGAAGAAATTAGAAAAAAGGCAAAGCGATTTAAACGTTGGGTAACAGAAGATGTTCTACCTTCCATTCGCAAACATGGTGTATACGCAACAGATGATGTGATTGAAAACACATTAAACAATCCGGATTACATCATTAATGTTCTTACTGAGTATAAGAAAGAAAAAGAACAAAAATTACTTTTACAACAAGAAATAGGCGAGTTAAAACCTAAAGCAGATTATGTTGATGAAATCTTAAAATCAACTGGCACATTAGCTACAACTCAAATTGCAGCAGACTATGGAATCTCAGCACAAAAATTAAACAAGCTACTACATGAAGCTAGATTACAACGAAAAGTAAACAAACAGTGGGTGCTTTACTCAGAACACATGGGCAAGAGTTACACAGAATCAGACACTATACCAATTGTACGTTCTGATGGCAGAGAAGACACAGTTTTACAAACGAGATGGACACAAAAAGGTAGATTAAAAATACATGAAATCATGACTGATTTTGGTTATGAAGCTAACGTAACAGTTTAAAAGGAGGAACAATAATGAATGAAGAAAAATTAAAAGTAATGCGACAAATTTTAGCACAGGTCGAAGAAGAATTAGAATTTGCACTTGATACAGATGAAGGTTCGAAAATCACAAAAAGAATTGAGCGTAACGGCAGAGAATATGAAATTCAGATGACAAGAGAAGAATGTTTAGAAGATAGCTTGATTGAAATTTCCAAATTATTAGAATCGATCAATTTCGGACTTCATTAATATTAATACCCACAATCGAACAAACAACTTAATAAGGAGGTAATGGGATGAATATTCAAGAAGCGACTAAATTATCTATGAAAAATGGTAAACCGATTTATCGCTCGTCTGAATTTGACACATTTAAAAAACCCGGTGACAACTTAGAACTTTTACCTACAAACAGTTATGGATATGTAGTCGTGAAACCAAGAAAGAAAGCCTTCTACCCAATGTGGCAACCAATGGCAGAAGACTTAATGGCAGACGACTGGGAAGTTATAGGGATTCATTAGTAAGCAATATATAACCTCCCTTATGTAGATGGTAGTTAATTGGTTCTCGTCACAAGCGACATTATACAAAATCAAGCAACTAGAAATGGAATTTGAAAAAGAAATTTAGGAGGAAATGAAATGTTTAAAAGAAGAAAGAAACGTAACTGCAATGTAAAGGTAGAAACAAACTTGACTGAACTTAAGCTATTACTGAACAAGTTAAAAAGCCTATCGTCTTTAACAGAAATTAAACAGATCGAATTAAAGAAGCAAGTTAGCGAATATGAAAGTTTGGTCAAACGAACTGAGAACACTATTAAACAGATAAACAATTTTAAAGTGAAAGCGAAAATTAAGGAGGAATAAACTATGTCAGATGAAATGGTGCAATTCTGGTATGACTTTATGATTGAACACGGTGTACATGAAAGGATCTTGGAAGCAGAGGAGGCAAAACAAAATGAACAAACTACAACTCATTAAAATAGCACTCCTAACAGCACTTTTGGTCGAGGAAGTTAGGAATGCTAGAAAAGAAATTAAACATAATCATTGTGATGTCTGTGGTGTTAAAAAGTTAGATTTTCAATTACTACACGATACTGATTTGGTGATTTGCGATGAGTGTGCTTCTCACATTAATGATATGAGAACAACTAATTAAATTGCATTATAAATGTTTTCAAAGGAGAGGATTAAATGAAGTACTTGTTAAGTTACATGTCGATGTTCATCGCAATGATCATCACATTACTTTTAGGAGGTGGTTTCTTTACGGTAATAGCATTTTCAATGTTAACCCTTATTTTCAGTAGCTTCTTTTGGGAAAAGTGGCTTGAGATAACAAAAAAGACTGAAACTTGCGCCAACAAGTAACAGTCAGAATTTAATCAAAATATACAACTTAATTTAATCAAAATATATGGAGGAAGTCAATTATGAAAAAGGTAAACGAAGTATACGAAACGACAAATTATAACATTTTTAAATTCAGTGAATTTAACAGAAACGTTGTTTATAGAAAGGATTTAATGGACGAAGCGAAAAGAGGATTCATCGCACCGGTTATAGTAAATGAAGATTTTGTTGTAATAGATGGTCAGTCAAGGTTAAAGCATGCTGAATACGCTCAAGTTCCCATTAAATATATGGTTGTAGAAGGCTTAACAGAAAAAGACATTGTCAGAATGAACACTACACAGCTTTCTTGGAGTATCAAAGATTATATACAAAGTTATGCCAACGAAGGTAATAGAGACTATCAAAAATTAATAGAGTTGTTAAATGAATATAATTATACGTCTGGTGCAATCGCGGCTATGTGTTTAGGTATTAATGACACAGGATCAAAAGTCACAAATATATTAAAAAATGGTGAATTTAAGTTTGTTGATTATGATGGCTCTCTAAGATTCTTAGAGTATTACAAGAGATTTCTTCAAGAAGCCTCATTAACTAGTTTCGGGAAACTTTTATTAGCTGTAAATCAAATATGTAAAATAAAAAAATTAGATAAAGAAAGATTAATAAAAAAAGTGAAAGAAAGCAGAAACAAAGATGATTTGAATATCAGCTTACCCAAAAATGAATATATTGAGATTTTGCTTGATATGTACAACAACAAAGTGAAGGCGAATAGCAAGACAACAATAAATTACTACAAAGATAGAAAAAATCAAATAATCATTGATGCTGAAATGGAGGATTAGCATGGGAGAGTTGATCACAGTCAAGTTGACTAGAGAAGAATACTCTCAACTAATCAAAAGCCAAATAGATTTAGATTTCTTGCAAAGTGACTATGACTTTTTAAACAAACGTTACGAAGATATGTGCGATAGATATTTTGAACTTAGAAAAGATTTCAGAAAAGCTATAGAATCATGCGAAGCACAAAATGAAACAATCAAAGTCATGGATAGAACAATCGACATGCTGCATAAAGGAGTGGTTGGCATTGAAAGAAACAACCAAAGTTGAGTATCGCATACAAGATGAACATCATGGTTGGTGGCTTACTAACAAGCCAGCTTCACCAGAATATGCAAATTACAACGCTATGCGTAGTAGAGCTGCAGTCATTAGCGGACTAGATGATATTGATATTAACTGGGATAAACATGATATCGAAATAACAACTTACAAAATACAAGAAACACGTAAAACAGTGAAAATGAAAGACTTGGAGGAGGTCAAAGCTGATGAGTGAAAAACCTAACTTCGCAGATAAATTTAGAGAGTTAAACAGCAGAGATGTTAACGCTCATGTTGAGAAGAAACAAAACTTGAACTACTTATCATGGGCATACGTTCAACAAGAATTAACTAAAGAAGACCCAACTTATGAAGAAAAAGTAATCGAATTCCCTTATCCAGATAGTAATAACGAAAACTTTTTCGTACCTTACCTTAAAACGAATGAGGGGTACATGGTATGCGTTGAATTAACAGTGTTCGGTGTAACTAAACGTGAATGGTTGCCAGTTTTAGATTACAGAAACAAACCAGTAGCTATTGGTAGCTCCACTGCAATATTCGACATTAACAAAGCGATTAAGCGATGCATGGTTAAATGTGCAGCTAAGTTCGGACTAGGAAACTATTTATATTTAGGTGAAGAAGTACCAAGCGCTAATGATAATGACATTACAGAATTAGAAGAACGTATCAATCAGTTCGTAACTTCATCTCAAGAAAAAGGTAGAGACGCAACGCTAGACAAAACAATGCGTTGGTTAGGTATTCAAAACATCAACAAAATTACTAAAAAAGATATAGCAAATGCACATCAAAAACTAGATGCAGGACTAAAACAATTAGATAAGGAGAATTCAAATGTTAAATAGAGTTGTATTAGTAGGTAGATTAACGAAAGATCCAGAGTTTAGAACTACGCCGAGTGGAGTTGAAGTAGCAACATTCACTTTAGCAGTAAACAGAACATTTACTAACGCACAAGGTGAACGAGAAGCAGATTTCATCAATGTAGTTGTATTCAGAAAACAAGCGAAGAATGTAAATGATTATCTTTCAAAAGGTTCATTAGCAGGTGTAGATGGACGTATTCAATCACGTAATTACGAAAATAACGAAGGTCGTCGAGTATTTGTAACAGAAGTTGTAGCTGATAGCGTTCAGTTCTTAGATAGCAAAGGTAGTAACCAACAAAACAATCAACCTCAACAACAAAGAGGACAAGCGACAGCAGGGAACAACCCGTTTGCTAATAACAACGTTGACGATGATATAGAAGATCTTCCTTTCTGATTGGACTGATTAAATGGCTCAAATCAAGAATTACATCACTGAAGATGATGGCACAACAACCGTCGTCATCTCTGGTGTTGAATTAGGTAATAAAGAAACACTACTACTCGACAATGGTTTAGAAGTAGAAGTTGATGTGCAAGTCGTAGACCCTTTTAAAATCACTGACAAGCAACGCAGAAAGATATTTGCGCTTGTAAAAGACATAGAGGCGCATACAGGCTCACCAATGGACTACATGAGGCATTTATTCATCGAATACGTTCGGACGTACTACGGCTACGACAAGCGCATCTCATTAAGTGATTGCACACGTACACAAGCAAGCCAAATTATCGAAGTAACACTTGATTGGATATTTCACAACGATATCCCTCTTACTTTTAAAACTAGCGACTTACTCAAATCAGATAAATCATTCTTGTACTGGTCAACGGTCAATCGTAACTGCGTAATATGTGGTAAGCCAAAGGCTGAACTTGCACATTATCACGCGGTTGGACGAGGACGTAACAGACGCAAGATTAATCATATAGGCAATCAAGTATTAGCACTATGTCCTAATCACCACAGAGAACAACATCAAATAGGTATAGACAGTTTCAACGAGAAATACAAATTACATGACAGTTGGGTGGATGTGGATAGTCGGCTCAACCAAATGTTGAAAGGAGAAACCAAATGAATGATCAACCAAGCTACTACTCAATTATTACAGCAAACGTTAGATACGATAACAGACTGACAGATAGCGAAAAACTACTGTTTGCAGAAATAACATCTTTAAGTAATAAATACGGCTATTGCACTGCAAGTAATAATTACTTTGCTAAGTTGTATCAAGTGGTCAAAGAAACTATTTCAAGAAGAATTTCGAAATTGCAAAGTTTAGGTTATTTAAAAGTTGAATTAGTTAAACAAGGCAACGAAGTTAAACAACGAAAGATATACCCCATGACGCAATCGTCAATACCTATTGACGCAGAAATCAATACCCCTATTGACGCAAAAGTCAAGGAGAATAATACAAGGTTTAATAATACAAGAATAAATAGAGACAGGGACGACGTAACTAACTCATTTAAATACATTAGTAATAATTTAGAAATGATACAAAGTCCATTAAAAGCACAACAACTAGAAGAAGCTATAAAGGATTTTAAAGATAACAAACTAGAGATCGTTACTGTAGCTACTGATTATTGTAAAGAAAATAACAAAGGTATTAACTATCTTATCAAAGTATTAGAAAACTGGAGCAAAGACGGTGTCAATACTAAAGAGAAAGCAATATCTAAAATTAAACCTAGAAACAATAAAGAAGATGATTATCTAGCTAAGAAGAAACAGGAAATATTAGGAGGTTAGACATTATGTCAATGACTGAACTAGAGGCAATTGAAATCTTAGAGTTAATAAATAATGTCTACGATATGAAATTCAATAAAATTAAGTACAACCTTTGGGTAGAACAACTCACACAATATGGAGATTTCGACAGAACACTACACAAAACAAAGAAATATGTTAGAGAAAGTCGTTACAAACCTACGATTGCACAAATTATTAATCGCAAACCACCAGAAATGGAAAGCGCAGTGATACCAGAAGAACAGACTGATAAATACAGAATGCAGCACGATAAAGAGTTTAGAGAGAAAAGGCAACAATTAAGAGAACGATGGCAAAAGATGAAAGAAGATTGGGGGTTAGATGATGAGTATTGATGTATTGAGTACCGAAGAATCTATTATATCTAACCTCATGCGTAACCCAGAGTTACTAAGTAAATTCAGATTGAAACCTGAAATGTTTACTGATGAAAAATTAAGAGTGTTCATTGAGTATGCACTAGAGCAGGGAAAAGTCGATGTAAACCAAATCTACTTTAAAAGTCGTGATGATAATGAATTTATATCTATTGACCGATTAGGTCGTTTATACAACTCAGATGGCACTGACAAGGCGTTTTTTATGGACGACCAATTGAACCTATTACAAGAATACGTTTTGTCACAAGCTCGTGAGAAGCTCACAGAGTATCAATCAATGCCGAGTAAAGAAAATTTTAATTATTTGGTAGAGGAATTAGAGAAATTAAAAGGTATGACAATAAAAAAAGCAGACGCTACTGATAGTTTTCTAGCTGAAGTTGTAGAAAATATTCTATCTGATGAACCAAAACAATTTATTAAAACTGGTATTGCTTCTATAGATAACAAAATCATTGGTTTTGAACCAGGTCAACTAAATGTATTGGGTGCTAGACCTAGTTTGGGTGGAGTTTCGCCCCTTTAACAAGCGATTGTTAAAGATAATCTTGTGAACCACATTGCCAATGGGTGTGAGTATTTATTACTTGCTAACGGTGAAACCTAAAATTAGTCGATCATTCTAAAGGAGTGATCAAGATGTTTAAAGACATAAAAGGATATGAGGGGAAATATCAAATTAATGAATACGGAGTTGTAAAAAGCAAATCTAGACAAAAAGGCGCAGTTTTTTGCAAAGAAAGAATTTTGAAACCAGATATAGTTGTAGGCTATAAAAGATATACACTTTGCAAAAATGATAAAAGTAAACGCCAATTTGCCCATAGGTTAGTATACCAAACGTTTGTAGGCGAGATAAAGGAAGGATTATATATTCATCACATTGATGAGAATAAGCTTAACAATCACATTTCAAATTTGATGCCTGCAACTCCAAAAGAAAACAATCATTATTCCAGAGTTACTAACGGATACAAATTATTTGAAGAAGATATAAAAAGTATACGTAAAAGAAACTTATCAGTAAAAGAAATTGTTGAAGAATATAACATTTCCCCACGCCATGCTTTGAGAATTATTAAAAGAGAAAGATGGGGATGGGTCGACTAATTATGGTAATACCGTGCCAAGCCGCGAAAGTGGAAGGTGTAGAGACTAATTGTAAGCTGGAAGATTGGCTACCAGTTGAAGCGCAAGACATCTCAAGTAGATGAAGATATAGTCCATGCCCTAATGAAAATTAGGGATTACATGAAAACATCGCTTGCATTAACAATGATGTGGAATATCGCGCAGCGTGGATACCCTACAACGTTCTTTAGTTTAGAAACTGGAGGTAACAATATCGTTGAGCGATTAGTTGCAACGATAACAAATATCCCACTATCTAAAATTAAGCAAGGTAACGGATTAAATGATGATGAAGTTTCATCGATAATGTCTGCTATAGATCAAATTAAAAAATGTAATTCTTTAAAGATTGAGGACCAAGCACAAATGACACCACAAGACGTTAGAGAAGTCGCATCTCAAAAAACAGTTAAACCTCACGTTATATTTATTGATTATCTTACACTCATGCAATCAGATGTACCTCAACGTGATAGACGATTAGAAGTTGAAAAAATTTCTCGTGATTTAAAAATTATAGCTAAAGAAACAGGTTGTATCATTATCGCGCTATCTCAATTAAGTAGAGGTGTAGAAAGTCGTAGTGATAAGCGGCCGATGATGTCTGATTTAAGAGAAGCAGGAGGAATTGAGCAAGACGCGAATATGATTTTCTTCTTATACCGTGACGATTATTACGACCAAGACCAACAAGACAACATTACAGGCAAGTCGGAAATCGAATTCATTATTTCTAAAAATAAAGACGGAGAAACAGGGGTGGCACACCTTGATTTCTACAAGAAAACGCAGAGGTTTTATGGATGAAAGTTTATGAGTATCAGCAACTTTTAGGTTTTATGTATCGAGAGGATTATAAAGAAGATCCAATCATAGCCAAAATATTAATCGAGTCTGGGTGGGCAGTTAAAAGGCTTCTTGATACTGGAACCATTAAACCCTTTGACGATTATGAAGAAGTTAAAGAGTTAATCATGAATGAAACGAAGTGGAGAGATAAAAATGGCAATTATCGAAAAGTATTACCTTTATAGACCAGACGGAACAGAAGAAATAAAAGTAGAAAAACGCGAATCTAATTTGAACATCGTTAAATCACTCACAGGCGCTCATTTTAGCGATGAAAGTAAAAAGATGACTGATAGTGAGTTGAAACGTTTCAAGGGCGTATACGAGCTTCTATATGAAGAAGAACTAGGGTTACAAGCAACGATATTTGATATGTAGGAGTGAACGAATGGAACTGAATAAAATTTACAACGAAGATTGTATAAACGTTATGAAAAAAATACCTAATGAAACAGTAGATTTAATCGTTACTGATCCACCTTACTTAGTTAATTATAAAACCAATTATCGGAAAGATAAAAACCATCGTTTCAACAAAATGATATTTAATGATAATAACGAAGAACTAATCAAAGACTATATCACTGAGTGTTATAGAATACTAAAACAAAATTCAGCGATGTATATGTTTTGTTCCGCTAGTAAGGTTGACTTCTTCAAAAGTGAATTAGAAAAACAATTTAATATTAAAAATATGATTGTATGGCAAAAAAATAACCATACTGCTGGCGATTTAAAAAATGCATTCGGGCGTAAATATGAGTTGATATTCTTAGTGAATAAAGGGCAAAAACATTTTAATGGTGAGCGTTTAACAGATGTTTGGAGTTTTGATAGAGTTCCACACGAACATTTAATACATCAAAACCAAAAGCCACTGCCACTTATAGAACAATGTATAGAGAAACATTCAAATGAAAATGATTTGGTGTTTGATGGTTTTATGGGAAGTGGCACAACCGCTATCGCAGCTATGAATACAAATAGAAATTTTTTAGGTTGTGAACTCGATAAAGGATACTTTGATATAGCGAAAAAAAGAATAGCTAATACTATACCTTTTAAACAAGTTAACTTATTTGATATTTAGGAGTGACGACGTGAGTAAATACAATGCTAAAAAAGTTGAATATAAAGGTGTCGTGTTCGATAGCAAGATTGAATGCGACTACTACCAATATTTAGAACGTAACTTAGGTGATGAATATGATTATATCGAGTTGCAACCTAGATATGAATTGATACCTAAAGTAAATAAGCAACGTAAAACAGAATACATCGCAGACTTTGCACTATTTAAAGATGACGTATTGGTCGAAGTGATAGATGTAAAAGGTATGCCGACAGAAGTAGCGAAGTTGAAAGCGAAAATATTCAGAGATAAATACCCTAACATCAAGCTCACATGGATATGTAAAGCACCTAAGTATACAGGGCTTGAGTGGATAGAATACGAAGAATTAACCAAAGTAAGACGGAAACGAAAGAGGGAGAAAAAGTGAATGCTAGAGAAGAACAAGTAATGCTCAAATTTAGTATTACCGGTCACATCAACACATTTGTTCCAGTCGAAAAAGGTCAAGAACTGGACGAAGCAGTGACTGAGAAGTGCGAGAGTTTAGAAAATAATCCTAACGATATATTCAACATGAATTTTGAAATAGATAAAACAGAGGTGGAGTAAGCATGGAGACAATAGATTTTAAAGTTAAAGGAATTGAATACAGATTATACCCAGTGCATTTGAAAAAAATGGAGGAAGAAAATATTCAATTAGCTAATGTGAGAACCAGACTTGTCGATGGTTGGTATTTAGAAGACGCCGTAGAGGCACCAGTCGGAATGAGGCGCAAAGAATGGTTAATTTTGAAAGAAGATGTAGTTAAAGAAGAAACGCTTAAAGAAAAGCTAGAGAGATATAGAACAGAACGTTTAAAACGCAATAAACCTCACTTGTTTAACGTACCTCAGAAGCACAGCAGAGGTAAGTGGTGCGAGTATTTGATGGAGAACGATATCTTTCCTAAAAAGGTGGCGAGATAGATGGAATTACACAAATTAAATAAAGGTGATGATATTTGGTTTAAATACCCTAACGCTACAAACTCATTCCCAGCAGTTGTGGAAGAGTTCCACTATAACTTTAAAGGCGAACCTTATTTAACTGTACGAGTAGGTAGTGAGTTAGTAGAGATAGACGACAAATACGAAATTGTAAAGGTGTGAATTAGATGGCAGAATTACATTTTGGCTCAAAAGAGTATTTTGAAAAACAATCAGAATTTTGGTTTGAAGAGAATTCGAAACGTATTTCGGAACGTGACGCTTATAAGAAGCAACGTGATGAACTTATAAATGATATAGCTGAATTAAGAAAACAATTGGAGGATAAGAAAATGGGCAACACATTAGAAATTAAATTATTATCAGAAAACGCAACTATGCCGAAGAGAGCAAACTCTACAGATAGCGGATTAGATTTGTATGTATCAGAAACAACAACAATCAAAGCAGGAGAAACAAAAGCAGTTAAAACAGACGTAGCTATTAATTTACCTCATGGATATGAAGCGCAAGTAAGACCTAGATCAGGTAAGTCGCTTAAAACAAAGTTACGTGTAGCATTAGGAACAATAGACCAAACATACAATAAAGAAATCGGTATCATCACAGATAACATAGGTAACGAAGATATCACAGTAGAAAAAGGAGAAAGACTAGCTCAGTTAGTTGTAGCACCAGTTGTATATCCCACACCCAAGAAGGTTAATTGGTTTGAAAATGAAAGCGACAGAGGTGCATATGGAAGCACAGGAGAGTAAAGATATAGTAGCAGAGGTTAAAAGGATACTAGGTAAGGAGTGAATAGGTTGATTAAACGTATTTTAAAGATATGGTTCACTATAGCAATGTATGAGTTAGGTAAATGGATTGGCAGAGAGTTGTATTATAAGTTAACTGCAAACGATGAGGTGGAAGTGCCTAAGGATTTTGACGAGAAGGATCATGAGTGATTTAGCTTATTATCTTATTGAGTAAATATGAAGATTAAGGAGGAACTCGATTGTATTCAAAAGAAGCAATATTAAACATGATTGATAACTACCAAATGACATGCAAATACTTAATTACTGTAATACCAGATTGTGATAGTAGCTCAATTGCACAGTATGGTATACAAGCTACGTTACCTAAACCACAGGGGCAGAATGGTAGTAAGGTAGAGGACACTGTTATACGTCGTGAGAGAATGAGTAAACGTCATGCTCAGATGTTAGCGGAAGTAGAGTTTATCAATCAATCCCAACAAAAGTTAGGTCACGTTGACTTTATATTCTTAAGTCACTTAAAAAAAGGTAGACGTAGAGATGAAATAATAAAAGATATGCCAAACTCTCGATTGAATAGAACTAACTTTTTGGCACGTAAAGATGAATTAGCAGAAAAAATTTACTTGTTACAGTGACGAAAATGACATAAATGACAAAAATGACGAAAATGACACTATTTTAGAGGGGACAGAATTTTTAATATAATGGTAGTGCGAAGTATGTAATTACTTTGCGCATGTAAACCTTTTTCTATTTTTATTCCTTTCAAATGATCGAACATAATTTTTCTCCTTTCTAGCCTATCCGAAAGACAATTCGGGTAGGTTTTTGTATGTTAAAAAATAAACTGAAGAGCATATCGTGAGAGTTGGTGATATATGAGATGAACGGACTGAACATAAAACAACAGAGATTCGCAGATGAATATATTAAGACAGGAAATGCAACAAGCGCTTATATTAAAGCTGGTTATTCTAAAAATAAAGCTAATACCAATGCAACTAAGCTACTACAAAATACTACAATTAAGAATTATATCAATGAACGTATTAAAGAAGTACAAGAAGAAAGTTTAATGAGCATTACAGAGGCGTTAGCATTATCAGCATCTATTGCAAGAGGAGAGCCACAAAAAGCATACACTAAAAGATATGACCATTTAGAAGGTGAAGTGGATAAAGAGGTCACTTATACCATTACACCTAATGTAGAAGAACGACAACGTTCGTTAGATCATATCTTAAAAGTACACGGTGCTTATATTGACAAGAAAGAAATCACTCAACGTAATATCGAAATCAACATAGGTGATTATGATGACGAATCTTAAACTTAATTTTAATAACCCAGAGAAAGTGTTTAACAAGAACATATTTGAAATACTTACCAACTATGACAATTTCACTGAAGTACATTATGGTGGAGGTTCTAGCGGTAAATCGCATGGAGTTATTCAAAAAGTGGTACTTAAAGCGTTGAATAAGTGGAAATATCCTAGACGTATACTTTGGCTTAGAAAGGTACAGTCAACGATAAAAGATAGTTTATTTGAAGATGTTAAGAGTTGCTTAATTGATTACGGTATTTGGGACATGTGTCGTTGGAATAAGACTGATAACAAAGTCGAGTTACCTAACGGCGCAGTTTTTTTATTCAAAGGTTTAGATAATCCCGAAAAGATTAAGTCTATTAAAGGTATTTCAGATATTGTAATGGAAGAGGCGTCAGAGTTTAAATTGAACGACTATACACAATTAACGTTACGTCTAAGAGAACGTAAACATGACAACAAGCAAATATTTTTGATGTTCAACCCAGTTTCTAAATTGAACTGGGTGTATAAGTATTTCTTTGAGCATGGCGAAGATATGGAAAACGTCATGGTTAGACAATCGAGTTATAGGGATAATAAATTCTTAGATGAAATCACTCGTGAAAACTTAGAAATGTTAGCTAGAAGAAATCCAGCATATTATAAGATATACGCTTTAGGTGAATTCGCTACTTTAGATAAGTTAGTGTTTCCAAAGTATGAGAAACGATTACTCAACAAAGATGAGTTAAGACAATTCCCCTCATATTTCGGTCTTGATTACGGGTACGTGAATGATCCGAGCGCATTTATACACTGTAAGA